TAACATTTATGTAATAATATACAATGTAATAAACATGTATAGGTTATAATCATGGCAACATATGTACTTGTAGATACTGCTAATACTTTCTTCCGCGCACGTCACGTTGTGCGTGGAGATATCGACACGAAAGTAGGCATGGCACTACATATCACACTTAACAGTATTAAAAAAGCGTGGAAAGACTTTAACGCTGATCATATTGTATTTTGCTTAGAAGGACGTAGTTGGCGCAAGGACTATTATGAGCCTTACAAACGCAACCGTCAAGACGCACGTGATGCACTTACTCCACGTGAAGCAGAAGAAGATAAAGTGTTTTGGGAGATCTTTGACGAGTTCAAAGACTTTATTAATACTAAGAGAAACTGTACAATGATCCGTCATCCGCAACTAGAAGCAGATGATCTTATTGCTGGCTGGATACAAAATCATCCCAATGATGATCATGTTATTATTAGTACAGACGGCGACTTTGCACAATTGATTGCTCCTAACGTGCGCCAATACAATGGTGTCAGTAATACAACTATTACACATGAAGGTTACTTTGATGATAAAGGTGATTCGGTTGTTGACAAAAAAACAGGCGAACCAAAGCCTGCTCCTGATCCTCAATACATGCTTTTTGAGAAGTGTATGCGTGGCGACACTAGCGACAACGTATTCAGTGCATATCCAGGTGTGCGTAAGAAAGGCACAAAGAACAAGGTTGGCTTGTTAGAGGCATTTGCAGACAAACAGACAAATGGTTACAACTGGAATAACATGATGCTGCAGCGATGGGTAGATCATGAAGGTGCAGAACATCGTGTGCTTGACGACTATACACGCAATGTTACATTGTGTGATTTGACTGCACAACCAGAGCATATTAGACAAGAAATAAATAACACTGTCAATTCCACTGAAAGTAAGAATATTAGTCAAGTCGGCATGAGACTTATGAAGTTTTGTGCACGTTGGGATTTACAGCGTATTGCAGATCAAGCAGCTAGTTTTGCTGCACCACTACAAGCAGGATATAACAAATGAATGCAAAAGAAGTATTAAAAGACAAATTTTGGATTGTTGAGGACAGTGGACAAAGAATAGGAACACTGAGTAAAAGTGATGACGGATTTGTAATCAATACCAAAGGCAAAGTTGAAATTTACAAAAATGAAAATCAACTTAAAAAAACGTTTGGTAAGAATTTTTTAGTTGCCAATATTACAGAAAACAATGAAATTGATGCATATGATGTGCACGGTTATCCTACACGCAGTATTCCTTACAACAGTATGTATGATATTAAAAACAAATTACCACTGTTTACAAAAAGCAGTAAATCAAAAAGTATATACTGTGCAGGATATTACTTGATTAAATTCAATGTCAACTGGCTTAAAAGTTTTTGTCCAAAGCTAATTACTATTGAGCGCAACGATTTCAAAGGTCCGTTCAAATCAGAATTAGAAATGAAGGCAGTTTTAAGCAATGTCAACAGATCCTCTTAATACCTTTCCTATTGAACAATTTATTCAACAGGTAAAGCAAGCAGAAGCAAGTCGTGCAAGAGATGTGCGACTTGATATCAATACTGCTAAAAATTTATCATATACATTAGGTATAGTAATGGCTCGCCTTAACGGTGATATGGAAAAATACATCAAAGAACAAATGAATTCTATCAACACAGATCAAGTGATTGAAATCAATATGGATAGTGGAAAATGGTAAATTAAACTACCATATATCTTTTAAATGATAAATATATGCGTAGTTTATATATTAAAGGACGCATATATGAGTAGGCCTAAACCAAAGGTAAAACTAGAATTTATTAATAAAGTCACTTACAAGTGCGAGCAAGTTTTAGATGCCGATGCAATCTGGGCTGTGTTTTACCAAGATAAACCTTTTAACTTGAAAAGTTCTAATTCTTTAACAAGTTATCCTGGACCTAAATATAAAAAGACAAGTTTTAGCAATCCAGGACATGCACACAATCTAGCAAAAAAATTAAATGAAATGTTCAACACAGATGAGTTTAGTGTTTATAAACTCACTGATGGTGAAAAAATAGAAAATGAATAAGACTGTTTATACCAAACTTTTCTTAAGACAACTTGGCAAAAGTATTAATGAAACAGCATTAAAACAGTATATGCCGTTGTGGTGGTATAACAACAGAGAAAAAGAAGTAGGCGGATTACGTCTTACAGAAGACGGTTACAAAGTGATACAAGAGATTGGTATCACAACATATGATATTCCGTATCCAAAAGAAATGCCTTTAACTACACAAGTTATTATTTTTTTAGACCAATTTATTGATTGCCCATATTACTTGACAAACAGAAGTATAACGGTAACAAACGAAAAGAAAGCAGTAGAACTTGGATTGTTCAGTGGCGATGTGCGAAAATATGGTTTAACAAAAGCCATGAATAGATCAAAAAAAGGTTGACCTTTGATGTAAATTGCGCTATATTATATATATAGGGCAACAAAACAAAGAGGGTTTACTCATGTTTACTTACTGCGACGATATTGTTTCAGATCTTCACAAAGATGCATACGGTTTCCGTCCCGGAGCTCGTTTCTTTGACGATTGGGCAGAATACACACCTGCTGAAAAGCAAGAGGTTTGGGATTCATTGGTTTCCACAATGGAGTATAACCAAAAAGAAGAAGCTCGCATCGAAGCAGCTAACCTTGCAGAGTTTCGCAAGCAGGTTGCTGCTACTATGAAGTTCTGTGATTGCAACTGGAAAAAAGCAGTTGCGTTTCTTGCAGATGCAGAAGGCGAAGATATTGATAACGATCAAGCCTTTGATTACTTCTTGTGGTGTCAAGGCATCGGTTTCGAAGATCGTGCAAATATTCGCAAACTTTACAAGAAATAAGGTTGACTAATACAACATAAACTGCTATTGTATGGTATAGCACTTAAAACAGAGGAATACAAAATGTCAGATATTACACGCACTATTAGTCCTAACAAAGCAAAGTCACGTATCAAACATGCTATGCTTAAAAAACGTCCAATCTTCCTTTGGGGTCCTCCCGGTATTGGCAAGTCAGACGTTGTTGCGCAAATTACAGATAGTTTGCCAAACAGTCACCTAATTGATATCCGTTTGAGTCTTTGGGATCCAACCGATATCAAAGGTATTCCGTATTTTGATACAAATCTAAATAAAATGGTGTGGGGTGCACCAGAAGAATTGCCAGATGAAGAACTGGCATCGCAATACGACAATATTGTTGTATTTTTTGACGAACTTAATTCAGCAGCACCAGCTGTGCAGGCTGCTGCATATCAGCTGATTTTGAATCGTCGTGTCGGTAAATATCGTTTACCAGACAATGTAATTATTATTGCAGCAGGTAACCGCGAAGCAGACAAAGGTGTTACATATCGTATGCCTGCTCCGTTGGCTAACCGTTTTGTTCACTTGGAACTAGCTGTCAACTTTGACGACTGGTTTGAATGGGCTGCCATTAATAAAATTAACAAAGACGTAATGGGTTATTTGCAATTTGCAAAACAAGATCTATACGACTTTGATCCTAAGTCTCCAAGCCGTAGTTTTGCAACTCCACGTAGTTGGTCGTTTGTATCTGAATTGCTAGATGATAATTTAGATGAACAAACAACAACAGATCTTGTTGCAGGCTCTGTAGGCGAAGGACTAGCAGTAAAATTTATGGCTCACCGTAAAATTGCTGCTTCTATGCCTAATCCATCAGACATTCTTTCAGGCAAAGTTAAAGATATGAAAACACAGGAAATCAGTGCTATGTATTCCTTGACTGTGTCTCTTTGCTATGAGTTAAAAGAAGCATCTGATGCAGGCGACAAAAAGTTCGACGATAAAGTCAATAACTTCCTACGCTTTGCAATGGATAACTTTGACACAGAACTGGTTGTTATGGGCATTAAACTTGCACTTGCACAATACGCATTGCCAATTGATCCAGATGAAGTTGATTGCTTTGACGAATTCCACAATCGATATGGCAAGTATATCAAGGCTGCACAGTCGGTGTAAGTTTTACAAAATGGGTCACTTCGGTGGCCCATTTTTCTCTTGACTTATATGTAAATAATGTTATATTAACTGTAGCACTGATAGAGAGGTTACTATGTCTACTAAAGATACACAAACTAAACTTAAAAACTGGGAACCAGATCCAAACATTACACCAGAAGCACTTGAAAAGATGCGTGAAGAAGTTTTAGATCGCATTATTGTTGCACGGGTTGGTTTGTTGTTGCGACATCCTTTCTTTGGTAATATGGCAACACGTTTGCGCATTGTAGCAGCAGACGAGTGGCTTATGACAGCGGCAGTAGACGGTCGCAATTTATACTTTAACACACAGTTCTTTAATGCTATGGACAATAAAGAAATCGAGTTTGTTATTGCACACGAAATTTTGCACATGGTATTTGACCATTTAGGACGCCGCGAAACACGCAATCCAATGTTGTATAACATTTCAGCAGACTACAAAGTAAACAACTTACTTGTGCGTGACCGTATTGGCACTAAACCTAAACTAGTAGATTGTTTCCAAGACTTCCAATACGATGCAGATACATCAGAAGAAATCTATGATAAACTTTTTTTTTTTTTTTTGAAAAATGGCGAAGAGTTTTTACAAGAACTAGGTGAGATGCTCGACGAACACTTGGACTTAGAAGGCGATGGCACAGAAGAAGGCGAAAGCAAAGGCAAGCGTCCAAAATATTCTAAAGCCGAAATTGATCAGATTAAAGACGAGATTAAAGAAAGCATGTTAGCAGCAGCTCAAAGTGCTGGTGCTGGTAATGTGCCAGGCGAAGTTCAACGTATTATTAAAGAGCTAACTGAACCTAAAATGAACTGGCGTGAACTACTACGTCAGCAAATTCAAAGCACAATTAAAAGCGATTACACATATCTGCGTCCAAGTAAAAAAGGCCAAATGTCTGGTGCTATTTTGCCAGGTATGAACTTCCAAGACACTATCGATGTTGCTATATCTTTGGATATGAGTGGGTCAATTGGTGATGATCAAGCTAAAGACTTTTTAGGCGAAGTTCAAGGCATTATGGAAGAATACAAAGACTACAATATTAAATTATGGTGTTTCGATACTGCTGTGTATAACGAACAAGACTTTAGTGCCGATTCTGGATCTGAGTTAACAGAATACGAAATCTATGGCGGTGGTGGCACAGACTTTATGGCAAACTGGAACTACATGAAAGACAACAATATTGAACCTAAGAAGTTCATTATGTTTACAGATGGATATCCTTGGGATAGCTGGGGTGATGAATCATACTGTGATACAGTGTTTATCATTCACAGCCATTATAACAAAGAATTACAAGCGCCATTTGGTGTCACTGCACACTACGAGGAGGCAGCTTGAAGAAACTAAATCCATTAGATGTTTTGGAAATAAGACGGGTGGACTTTTGTTCACCCAAGTTTGCTACTGCAAATATAGAGAAGTCTTATAATATAGAACAAGCTATTGTTGATTGGATAGAAGAACATATGACTGGTAGATTTTATTTTGGACCAAATGTCATATTGGATGAGGACAATAGTCTTAAATCGGTATATACTGTGGGCTTTGAGCAAAAGAAAGAAATGAGTTACTTTATGCTTGCTTGTCCACATTTAAAGTATTGAAAACTGTAACGTCATACATATTATATAAAGGAGTAAAATTATGACAGAACAAACAAGTAACGAATTGAACATTCAAGACTTGGCACTTGCTCGTGCAATTATTGAAACTGCAACAGAACGTGGCACATTTAAAGCACAAGAACTAGCAAGCGTCGGTGCTTTGTTTAATAAACTAGATTCATTTTTGAAAGAAGTTGAAGCGCAAGCAAAAGCAGCACAAGAAGGTGCAGCGGCAGCACAGCCTCAACAAGCAACAAAACCAGCAGAAGAGACTGCTGAAGCGGAGTAATCATGGCACTTAAACACGTAGGAAGAGTTAAAGGCAATAAACGTAAAGTTATCGTTGCCTACCGAGTGATCCCAGGCGAGCCAGATTTTTGCCTGGTGGTCCAAACAGAGAATTTAGATTCTGGAGAACATGACGCTTTACTGCGTGAAGTTGAAAGTGCTTCAGGTCAAGAAGCATACGAATTTGCTGAAGCAATGATGCGAGCATATTTGCCAGATGGTAGAAATATGTTAGTAGGCTTTAGCAATACTGGCAAACTGACAAAGTTGCCAACAAATGCTATTGAGATGACACCAAATACCAATACTGTCATAGGCTTGGACGAACTCAATAACATTATTGCTGAACAACAAGGTGTTACTGTGGCAGATTTAGCACTTAAAGGTCCGGATGGAGAAACAGTCCAACCTCCAGCAAGTGAAACTGAAGCAGCAGTTGATCCTGTTGCTACTTACACAGATGCTCCTACACCTACTGCACCTGCACAAGACGGTTTAATGTCAGACGAAGATCTAGCTGCATCATACCGTTCGCAAGCAGATGCGCTGTTTAAA